ATTTCACAGGGGACAAAGGCCCAGCTAATACTGGACGAACCCCTAATGAAAGAGGCGATTAGTTATTTAAAAACTCGATACAAAGAGGAAATATTTAACACGTCTTATAAAGATCACGAACAAAGACAAGTTCTTTGGATGGCCTATAATATGGTCGATAAAATCAAAGGACATCTTGAGTCTGTGATGAATGAAGGAAAACTAGCCTCCAAAGAGCTAGATCAACTACAAGACTTAACTAAGTAATTAGAAGTCTATTTCGCTAATCCAATCCAGGAAGCGATCAACCTAAAAGGAGAATCTATGCAAGTAGATAAAACTATAAAAGGTGCTGCTGATAAAATAACAGGACTACTGAATCCTCAAGAAGGACAATCAGAACCTGAGAAAAAACAGACAGAACCACAAGAGCAAACACAGGAAAAACCAGTTGAAGAAACTAAACCTGATGTTGTTGAAGAAGTTAGCCAATCCGAGACTGAGGAAGCTAAACCTGAAACTGAAAGCTCTGAAATAACTGAGACAGAACAAACCGAATCACAAGACACACAAGAACCTTCACTCCACCGAGTCAAAGTACAAGGTCAAGAGTTAGAGGTCAGCTTGGACGAATTGAAATCAGGTTATTCAAGAGACTCAGACTATCGACAAAAGACTCATGCTTTATCACAAGAAAAGAAAACACTTGACGATCAAAGAATGACTCTTAGTCAAACGTATGACAGTAAGCTCAAAGAATTGAATGATTTAATTGGCATGGCCAGTAACTATATCAGTCAACCTTCTAATGACGCAGATCTTAAAAAAATGTATGAAGAAGATCCTGCTAATGCTGCTAAGATAGATTTTGAAATGCGAACGCAAAGAGAATCTTTTAATAAATTAAAATCTCAAGCTGATGCTATTAGAAACGAGCAGTATAACAAATACTTAGAAGAACAAAAAACTTTGGCAGCAACTAAGATCCCTGAATATAGTGATCCAAATAAAGCAGTTACTTTTAAAAATCAGATGAAACAATCTTTATCTGAATATGGATTTAACGAACAAGAAATTGGTTCATTAGCAGATCATAGATTCCTTATGGTTCTAAGAGATGCAATGGGATACAAAGCCTCAAAGGCAGCACCAGTAACTAATAAAAAAGTTACTACAGCTCCTAGAGTAATTAAGTCAGGAACTCCTAAAATGGAGGATTCTAAACGTGCTACTGTTAAACAAAAAATTGGTAGAGTGAAAAAGTCAGGTAAACTGAACGATGCTCATTCTGCTATTCTTGAAATAATCTCGAAAAACAAATAGGAAAAAAACATGGCACAACCAACAAACACATTTGATACATACGATGCAGTAGGTATCAGAGAAGATTTGCAGGATGTTATTTACTCAATTGCTCCAACTGAAACTCCTTTCATGAGTGCAGCTGCGAGAGAACAAGTAAAAAATACATTCCACGAATGGCAAACAGATAGTTTAGCAGCAGCAGTTACTAACAATAAAGTTATTGAAGGTGACGATGCTACACTAGATGCATCAACAGCAACTGTAAGAATTGGTAACTACACACAGATCATGGATAAGACTGTAGTAATTACTGGTACACAAGAAGCTGTAGACAAAGCTGGTAGAGCAAGTGAACTTGCATACCAAATAGCTAAAAAATCCAAAGAGTTAAAAAGAGACATTGAGTCTACTTTATTAACTAACCAAGTAAGAGCAGCTGGTAACTCATCAACTGCAAGAACTTTCGGTTCTATTGGTGCTTGGATTGCAACGAATGATAACTTTGCAGGTGACGGATCATCTCCAACAGCAGCAGATGCTTCCGATGCTAGAAATGACGGAACTCAAAGAGCTTTAACTGAAGCTATGTTGAAAGATGTTATTAAAGGTACTTGGAACTCAGGTGGTAACCCATCTGTAATCATGGTAGGCCCATTCAACAAACAGAAAATCTCAGGATTTACTGGTGGATCTACTAGATTCGATGCTTCAGAAGATAAAACTTTATACACTTCAATAGATGTATATTCTTCTGATTTTGGTGATCTAGAAGTTGTTCCTAACAGATTCTCTAGAGATAGAGATGCATTAGTCTTAGATATGGACTACTGGTCTGTAGGATTCTTAAGAGACTTCACAATGCATGAACTTTCAAAAACTGGTGACTCAGAAAAAAGACAGCTATTAGCTGAACTTACTTTGATCTCTAGAAATGAAGGTGCTTCAGGTGGAGTATTCGACTTAACAACATCATAATCTATAAATACATAGGGGAGTAACCTCAACATACTCCCCTTGTATCAACCCAAAATATGAAGTATTAAGAGGTCAATAATACGGAACATACAAAGGAGAAAACATGAGAACATTAAACGACTATTTTTTAACTGCTGAGATCGAAGATATTAGTACAGCATCTTCTACATTTGTTGCAGTACCTGATGGTGGAAAAGTAATAAAAATTATTACTGCTCTACAAGGTGCTATATCAGGTGGTAATGCTGCATTATCTTTTGAGATTGGTGGCACAGCTATAACTGGTGGTGGCATTACTGTTGCCCATTCAGGATCAGCTGCTGGAACTGTAGATTCATCTGCACCTACTGCTGCTAACAGAGTAGAAGAAGATGGTACACTTGAAATCATTACAGATGGTGGCTCTACTGGAGCTAAAAAATGTCTTGTTACATTCGTAATAAGAAGATAATTAATTAAGGGGAGAGCAATCTCCCCTAACAATAAAATAAAGGAAATACAAATGCATATAGCAATGAGACCAGTTACAACTGTAAAACTTGCTTCAGGTGGTTCATCTTCACAGACTGCTGCTTTTGAAGCTAACATAGAATACGTTAGAGTAATATCTGATGCAGATGTTCATGTAGAATTTGGAGTTAATCCAACTGCAACATCATCTAAAATATTTTTAGAAGCAAAAAGTTATGAATATTTTAAAGTTTCACCTGGAGAAAAATTAGCTGCCATTGGTTCTGCCAATGTTTACGTAACTACACTAAGTGAATAATGTCTATATTAAGAGATCAGGAATCTGACGGAACTAAATATTTCGTAGAAGCTGATGGAAAAATAACAGTAAAAAGATCACAAGATGTTAATCCTATTCTACAAAAGAATAAAAGATTATATAATCTTAATGACGGATATTCTAATACTAAAGAAATTAAACGTGTAGCTAGTATACCAACTATGGTTTTAGAACTATGGGCTAGAGAATATAATGGAACTAATAATTGGTGGCAAATACCTAAATCAGAAAGAACAAAAATTTTAAAGTTAAAACTTAATAGTAACGAATATCGTTACTTTAGAACAGCATCAGGAAGAATGTAATGGCATTATCAACATATACAGAACTTAAATCATCAATAGCAAATTTCTTAAATAGATCAGATTTAACAACTGAGATACAAGATGATTTTATAAAACTTACTGAAGCAGATTTTAATGCTAAGCTACGTATAAGACAAATGGAACAAAATGATGATGTAACTATTAACGCAGAATTAGTTACTGTACCAACAGGTTTTATTGGTGCTAGATCATTTCATATATTATCAGGTGGTACTAAATATCATTTGGAATATATAACTCCAGGCAATTTATTCGAAATAAAAGGAGGTTCGACTTCAGGTATGCCTAGAACGTATACTATAGAGTCAGACAATGGTACTGAAAGTTTTAGATTCGCACCCCAACCTGATACGAGTTATACTGGTAAGCTACAATATTATAAAGCTTTTACTGCTTTGTCTGATAGCGATACCTCTAACTATATTTTGGCAAGTCATCCATCTATCTATTTATATGGGTCGTTATATCATGCCAGTAATTTTATCGGTGGGATCGACCCTAACCAAACGCAACAATGGCTAGGTATGTATTCAGCAGCTCTTGAGAGATGTGAGAATAATGACAAACAAGATTCATATGGTTCTGCACCTGTTGTTCAAAGAACAGATGTAAGTACAGATCTATCATTCTATAGGAGAAAATAATGCAGATACCTTTCGGTGAATGGTTACCTGATCAACCTGAACATGGTAAACAAGGAGCTAATGTAGCAACTAATGTATACTATGCATTAAATTCTTATAAAAGATTTCCTTCATTAGTACAATATAGTTCTAATAATATTGGAGCTGATGCTAGAGGTGGTGGATCATTTAGAGATAATGCAGGTAATGTATTTAATTTTGTTGCTAAGAATACAGATATATATCAATTAGCTTCAGGAGCATTTACTTCTAGAAAAGGATCTCTTACAGGAACTAATACTGATTTTTGGACATTTACACAATTTGGTAATTATGTTATTGCAAGTAATGGTGTAGATGCACCTCAATATTATTTAATGGGAACCTCAACTAATTTTGCTAATCTTTCAGCAATACAAACAGCAGGTACTGTTCCAACATTTAGAGTTTCAGGAGTTATAAGAGATTTCTTAGTAACAGGAAACCAGCCAACAAATCAAAATAGAATACAATGGTCAGGTATTAATGATATTACTACTTGGTTATCAGGAACTAAACAAGCTGATCAACAAGATCTTCCAGGATCAGGTGGTGAAATTGTAGCTATAACTTCAGGTGAGTATGGTTATGTATTTAGACAAAACCAAATTATTCGTATGGACTATGTTGGTGGAGCAACTGTATTTAGATTATCAGTAATATCTCCTAATAGAGGAGCTATATATGGCAAGACTGTAGCACAAGATAATAGACGAGTTTTCTTTTATGCTGATGATGGATTTTATGAAATATCAGGTGATAACCTTATTTCAATAGGTGCTGAAAAAGTTAATAGATTTTTTGATCTAGATCTTAACAAAGCATTTTCTGATAGAATATGTGCAGCAGTAGATCCATTTAATCAACTGGTTATGTGGCTTTATCCTTCATCTTCTAATGCATCTAATACATCAGGAATATGTGATAAGCTTATTATCTACAACTATGCTACTAAAAAATGGTCATTAGCTGAGACTAATGCTAGTTTTATATTTAGTCAGTTTGTAGGTGCTTATACTGTAGAGCTTATGGACACTATATCTGAAAACTTAGAAAGTATAAATATTGCTTTAGATACTGACTTTTGGTCAGGTGGACAGAAGTTTTTAGGAGCTATAAATAACTCTTACAATGCTGCAATTTTTAGTGGAACTCAAAATGAATCTGAGATAGAGACTTCTGAAATAGAAGTATTTCCTGGACATAGAGCATCTATTACAGGAGTAAGACCAATTGTTGATGCTGAAGCTACAGTAACAGTTAAGACTAGAAATAGATTAGCAGATTCAAAAGTAGAATCTACTTCGTCAACAATGACCTCTAATGGTATCAATCCTATAAGACAATCAGGAAGATACTTTAGAGCAAATGTTAAAGTACCAAGTGGTAAGACTTTTAGTCATGGACAAGGGATTGATATTACTGCTGTTAAAGCAGGGTTAAGATGACAGATAAAACAGATATAGATAACGTAAGATATAGTTTCGAAACACAAGAATTTTTTCAAAGACAAATTGAAGAAGCAATTAACACATTAATTAATGAAAAGAATACAGAAAATAACAAAGCATATGCTTGGTTTATAGGAGAATAGATGGCAGGTATAAAAGATTATAGCACAACAGCAGGTAATAATACATCCGTAGGAGGTGTGTCTATTGCAGAAGGTATGTTGCCTTCAAATATTAATAACGCATTTAGAGCTGTTACTGCTGATATGCGAGAATGGTACAATGATGCTCAATGGATTATCTATGGTGATGGTGATGGCGCACATACATTTACTTATGTAAGTGGCACAGCATTTAGAGTAGATGGCGCTGATGTTACTGCTCATTATCATGCAGGACGTAGAGTTAAAGCAGTAGGTTCTTCTACAGGAACAATTTATGGTACAATAGCAAGTACATCTTTTTCAACAAATACAACAGTTAACGTAACTTGGGATTCAGGTTCTTTATCAAGTGAAACATTAGTTATTTATTTAGCTATATTAACTAAAACAAATAATTCATTACCAACAGATAGTATTGATTCTTCTAATTTAAAAACTAATTCAGTTACAACAGCAAAAGTTACAGACGCAAATATTACTGCTGCTAAACTTGCAAGTAATGCAGTAGAAGCTGCTAAGATAAATGCTTCAGCTGTTACTGGAAGTAAGATTGCAGGTGATGCTATTGATTCATCAAAAATTGCAGACGATGCAATTAATAGTGAACATTATACAGACGGATCTATTGATACTGCACATATTGCAGACTCACAAGTTACTTCAGCTAAAATAGCTGATGATGCAGTTACTGCTGGTAAAATAGCAGATGCAGTTTTAGTTACAGCTTCAGAACATGCTGCACACACTCCTGACGAAGTTACAATATTAACAACAGCTGGTTCAGATGCTAGATACTTTAGACAAGATTCAAGCGAAACAATTGCATCAGGTGATACTTGGTCAGCTGGAGATACAAAAGTAGCAACAACAGCTGCTATTGATGCAAGAGTTATAGATTTAGTAGATGACGTTGGAGGATTTGTTCCAATAGCAAATGAAACAAGTTTTCCTAATGCTAACCCTGACGTAAATAATGGTGCAGGAACTATTGTTAGTGTAGCTACTTTAGGTAGTACACACACAGCAAATGGTTCAGGTGTTGCATCTATATCTAATGGAACTGTAGGAAATTCTACAGTAACAATAAATGGTTGTGGAGCTAATGCTTCTTTAACATCAGGTTTTGGAATGCTAGTAGAAACAACTACTACATTAAATACATATACATTTCATAGATTAGTACCAAAAGCTACAGAAGTTACAACAGTAGCAGGTAAAGCTACTGAAATTGGTAGATTAGGTACTGCTGATGCAATATCAGATATGAATACTTTAGGTACAACAGATGTTGTATCTGACATGAACACACTTGCAGCAGTAAGTGGGTTAAGTACTTTAGCATCAAATTCAGCTAATGTTACAACTGTTGCAAACAATGTAACTGGTGTTAATAGTTTTGCTGAAAGATATAGAGTAGAATCTTCTGCTCCTACATCTAGTTTAAATGTTGGTGATTTGTATTTTGATACAACAGCTAACGAATTAAAAGTTTATAAGTCATCAGGTTGGAGTGCTGCTGGTTCTACAGTTAATGGAACATCAGCAAGATTTACTTACAACATTACAGGAACACCTAGTAGTGTATCAGGCTCAGATGCAAATGGTAATACTCTTGCATATGACGCAGGATTTGCAGACGTTTATTTAAATGGTGTAAGATTATCTTCATCTGATATTACAATTACTTCAGGTACATCTGTAGTATTTGCAAGTGCTTTAGCAAATGGCGATGTTGTTGATGTTGTTGGATTTGGTACATTTAATGTTGCAGCGATTGCAGCTACATCTATTACATCAGGCACATTAGCAGACGCAAGACTGCCAAGCACAATGGCAGGTAAAACATTAACTGGTGCAAATGTTACAACTGTTTATAATGGTTTGATTGCTGGTGGTGATGGTGGTTCTAATGATGGTCAAATACAATTAAACTGTTCACAAAATTCACATGGTGTAAAAATTAAATCACCACCACATAGTGCTGGTCAATCTTATACA